GACTGAACCACATCGATATGCTCTTGGTGGAACTCCCTTAGACAGTGCAATTCTTGCAGCTATGGATATCCTTCCCAAGTTCAAGTCTAATACTGGTGTTCAAAAAGTTAACACTATTTTCTTGACTGATGGTGACAGTCACCCTGTTGAGAACTATGTCACAGTATCAGAGGACGGTGAAAAGATTTATCGAGGCTATATAGATCGTAGAAGTGATATGGTGATTACCGATACTGTAACTGGTAAAAAAGTAAAATTTGATTACAAAAAGTTATATTATAATGATGGTGCATCTGGTAAAAAAACTGCTTTGTATTTAGAACTTTTGAAGTATCGAGTTCTGGATATGAATATAGTTGGATTCTTTATTGCGGGCGAAGGTAGGAATGGCAATATTTCTAAGAGTATTATTATCGATAAATTTGGTACTGGTGAATATCGTGACCCTCGTAATAATGACATTATCAAAAAAGTTCGTAAAGAACTGAAGAAAAATAATGTCGCAGTATGTAAGAGTGCTGGGTATGATGAATATTACGTTTTGCCCAGTATGGATATCGACTTGGAAAACAAGGGTATCGAAGTTGAGGTTGGAGCCAGTAAGTCTGCTCTCAAGAGTGCATTTAAGAAAAATGCGACCAGTAAGACCCTAAATCGACCATTATTGAATAAATTCATTGGAATGGTTGCGTAGAATCCCTGAGAAATCAGGGACTTATATGGGGGTTGACAATGCCCCCCAAAATGAACGATAATATATGTATAGTTTGAGAAAAGTGATGATTGAGGTTATATTATGAAGGCGATAGAACAATTCAAAATGGAAGCAATTGAACAGTTTGGTGCTGGTTCGGTTATTTCCAAAGAATCTGCAGAGCAGATTCTTAAAATAATAGGTAGATCTGGTTTTGGATTAGGTCATTTGAAACAGTCTGGTATGTTACTAAAGTCTGGTGAATACCAGTTGCCAGTTTCGGTGGAATCCAAAAAAATTATCAAACCCAAACCCAAAACCAAAAAGGTTTCGACACCAGCTCCTGTTGTTGTCGAACCAGTTGCCCAAGAGGCAGTTATGAATTTGGTTGCGACTAATATGGAAATACAAAATTTAGTTCCTAGTGCGTTCGAGGGTTTTGTACCTTGGGGCCACTTTGCGACAATCAAAAAGATTGTGGAATCTGGTATGTTCTATCCAGTGTTTGTTACTGGTTTATCTGGTAACGGTAAAACGCTGATGATCGAACAGATTCACGCAAAACTCAAAAAAGAATTGATTCGAGTGAACATCACCATCGAAACTGATGAAGATGATTTGCTCGGTGGATTCCGATTGATAAACGGTGAAACCAAGTTTGTTCCCGGCCCAGTTATTGAGGCGATGGAACGAGGATGCACTCTGCTACTTGATGAGTGTGACTTAGGTTCTAACAAGTTACTTGCGTTGCAGCCTGTCCTTGAAGGTAAAGGTGTTTATCTCAAAAAGGTAAACAAGTGGATTACTCCGAAGGAAGGATTCAACGTGATGGCGACTGCCAATACTAAAGGTAAAGGTTCTGAGGATGGACGGTTCATTGGAACTAACATTCTGAACGAAGCGTTCCTAGAACGATTTGCGATTACCATCGAACAACCCTATGCAAATGTTGCGACTGAGAAAAAAATTATTCTTGGTTCCATGAAGAAGTATGATAAGGTTGATAAAGAGTTTGCAGATAATTTAGTCACTTGGGCTGATGTTATTCGTAAGACATTCTTTGAGGGTGGAGTTGATGAACTTATCTCGACTCGCCGATTAGACCACATTGCAAAGGCATACGCAATCTTTGATGACAAGATGAAGTCTATTGAGTTGTGTGTCTCACGATTCGATGAGGATACCAAAGAGTCGTTCATGGATCTCTACACTAAGATTGATGCTGGAGTTGACCCTCTGGCTGAAACTGAGTCAACCGAAAAATCTGAAGATGCTGTTGAAGAAGAAGCACCATTCTAATATAAATAATTTAGGGTGAAGTAGATTGGACTACGCTAAAGAGTATTCCTTTAGAAATGAAAGTTCGATTCTTTCCATCCCTACCAAACATCAAGACCGAAAAATATTTCGGTCTTTTTGTAATATGAGGTATGCAATCCTTATATATAATAATGTAATTGCCTTTTTGGAATTACAACTTAATCTTGCTTAATTTAAGGAGACTATAATGGTTACTACTAAAGCACTAAATCTATTTGATAATTTTAACGTGAATCAACTCACCCCCTACGCTGTAGGATTTGATCGTGTATTCGACAGACTCGTTGACTACACAAACAACAACATGAACTCTACAGGGTTCCCACCTTACAACATTAAAAAGGTTGGCGACTATGGTTATGAAATTGCTATGGCTCTTGCCGGATTCGGTAAAGAGGACATTGAAGTGGAAGTTGCTAACGGTGTTCTAACGGTTCGTTCTGTTAAAGAAAATTCAGACGATCCCGAAGTTGTTCATCGTGGAATTTCTTATCGTAAATTCAATCGAAGGTTTACACTTGCTGACGACATTGTTGTTACAGGTGCAAAACTTGAGAATGGTTTACTGTTGATTGGCCTCGAACAAGTTGTTCCAGAGGAAATGAAACCTAAACTTATTGACATTAAATAACATCTTGTGATGTTCGTTGTTGGGGGGGTTGACAATACCCCCTCTTTTTTAATATAATGGTTTAAGTTTAGAAAAAGATTTTTATTATGACTGAAGAAAAAAATGAGAAGAAGTTAACCTTTTTAAAAAAGTTAAATGAAATTCCTCCCGACACTTCTAAGGGTGTTACGGGCGCCGTTGGTTCAGATAATCCTAATAAAACTCATGGTCATCCAGCTGTAGCTGGACATATGGGAATAGAGATTATCACTAATGATGGTAAAATTGAAGTACAAAGACCCCCTAAAGATAAACCTTTTACAATTGACGACTATTCTGAGTTGTTTCAAGTTATGATGGGGGATAAGAAAAATGAAGCAGAAAAACTTAATCGAGCTGCAGAGGCAGCACTAACAAAAGAGGGCAGAAAAATGGCCGAAGATTTCCAATTGATTAAACGAAAAGAATTTATAAATGCAGAAGCAGAAGTTGCTGAAAAAGAATCGGAGAGAACGGAAGAAGAAAGAAAAAAGGCTGAGAAAGCAGACCGTAGAAAGAAAAGTCGAGAACTTGCAGCGGAGTATAATCGTAGACAAGAAGCTGGTGAGGACTTGACCGAATTTTATGGTAACATACATCCACAATCAGACCTTGCTCAAGAACAAGGTGTTGGTATGCAGATTGCAATGCGTCCTAAGTTGGCGGTCAACGTTATGCGTGCCCAGTTACCTCTGGAAGTGATGGATGAACTTAACGACCATATCGATGATACTATCATTCCAAACGATGTGGACTACTCGGAAGGCCTTGTCGGTCAGATTCGACAGAACGAAAAATCTAAGCAACTCCATTTTCCACATAAAGACGATGAATATGGGGAGCAGTTAAGTACTGTTTTGTTAAAACTTGCGAACGAGTATATGGACAGAACTGTAGGACTTCCTTGTGATATCGATATGCAATCTATGTGGACGGTGCATAGTTATGAGGGTGATTATAACCCTGTACACGATCATGGAACTCGCACTCAAATGGGATTGTCCTGTATCATGTATCTAAAAGTGCCACCGCAGATTGAAGCACTTGATAATCCATCAGAAGAATTTGGTGGACTAAATCAATCTTCTGGTGCAATAGATGGATTTACCTATCTTGTATGGGGAGTGAACGGTATGAGAGATATTAATATGCTCAGACCGATTACTGAGGAATACATCAAACCCGAAGTTGGTACATTGTTAATGTTTCCAGCATGGTTACGTCATGGCGTTAATCCTTTCTTTGGTGAAGGTGAACGCAGAACCCTTTCTGCAAATATAAATGTTGCACCAAAAGCAAAAGAAATATCAGAAAAGGGATACAACCAAAAAGTAGATGACGAATCAGAAGTGGAAGAAGAATCAGAATAATGAAACTCGCAGACCTTGCTGGTGATATTCCACCTTCAAAATCAGCAGATGAAAACTTTGAAGCAAAGATGCAACTTAAAACTTGGCCTGCATTGCGTATGATGGTTGTTGATTTTCCAAAATCATTTATTGATGAAGTAAATACCTTTGTTGACGATGTGGTTATTCCTGATAATAAAGATTATGGTCACAGTTTAATTGGTCAGATTCGACAGGACAAAAACTCTAAACAATTAGGATTTCCTTTGGAAGGCCAGGAGTTTGCAGTTGAATTTAAAAAGGTATTAAATAACTGTGCAACCGCTTATATACAAAAATCACTTAAGAGAGAATCTGTTGCCGAGGCATTTGAAGCATGGACTGTTCACAGTTATGCTGGTGATTATAATCCAAGACATTCTCATGGATGTAATACTATGGCTGGATTGTCTAGTCTTATGTGGTTAAAGGTTCCTGATTCAATTAAAAACTTGAAACCAGATTCAGATGCTAGTCTTCATCATGCGTCTGGAGTGATAGATGGATGGACACAATTTAGTTGGGGATTACATTCTTCTCAAGATATTTTCCGATTGAAGGAACAGACACAGGAAGCTATGCAACCAATAGAAGGAAGATTTCTTATATGGCCAAATTGGTTAGACCATGAAGTATTTCCCTTTTTTAGTGAGGGTGAACGTAGGACTTTTGTTGCTAACTTTAACATATTCGATTCAATGGAAGAAAAACAAAAGTATTCAAATGTATTGAAAGAACATCTTGAACAACGAAATAGTCTTTCTCCAAAAGATAGAAAAATGGAAGAAAAAGTAATATCATGATAAGCAAACATATAATTCCTTACAAGTATAATGAGGATAAAGCTTTAGAAGAGTTAAAAAATTATATTGATAACACTTATGACGAACACTACAGTCGTAATAAATTTCAAGCAACCGAGTTCATCATTGACGGTGGACATGGTGAAGGATTTTGTATCGGTAACATACTCAAGTATGCACAACGATACGGAAAGAAGAATGGCAAGGATCGAAAGGACTTGCTAAAGGTGATACATTATGGTATCATAGCACTTTATATTAATGAAAATGAGGATTTAAATAATGAAACTAAGTGAACACACTACTTCAGTACTGAAGAACTTTGCATCCATAAATCAAAACTTGGTGATTAAGGAAGGCAAAACAATATCAACAATGTCTGCAATGAAGAATATCGTTGCAAGGGCTGAGGTTGACGAGGACTTTCCAAGAGAGATTGCGATTTATGACTTGAATGAATTTCTTGCATCGCTGTCTTTGTTTACCAAACCTGTTCTGGATTTTTCTGAAAACCATGTGATGATTACTGAGGATGGTAAGACAGGAAACTCTCTGAAATATTTTTACTCAGACCCCTCAGTAGTTACTACTCCAAGTAAGGATATTAGCATGCCAGAGACAGAAGTAAAGTTTTCTTTAGACAGTTCTGATCTGTCTAAGGTTCAACGTGCAGCCAGTGTGATTGGTTCACCTGACATGGTTCTTGAAAAAAACGGTACTGGTTCTTTTCTTACCGTCAAAGATAAAAAGAATGATACTGCAAACAATTATTCTTTGGACGTAGATGTTGACAGTGAAGGTGAATACAACTTTTTCTTTAAAGTTGAAAATCTAAAACTGTTGCCGACAAATTATGATGTTGAAGTGTCGTCAAAAAATATCAGTCACTTCAAAAGTCAATCTGGTAACGCAGTCGAATATTGGATAGCCCTTGAACCAGAATCATCTTACTCTGAATAACAGGGGCACTATATTATGGAAACTTTTTTGTGGGTGGAGAAATACCGCCCGACAACTATTGATGCGTGTATTCTACCAAACTCTCTCAAGGAATCTTTTTCCGAGTTTGTAAAAGATAAACACATACCAAATCTTATTCTGTCTGGTGGGCCAGGCGTAGGTAAGACCACCGTTGCGAAAGCGATGGTAGAAGAAATAGGTGCAACGTGGATGATGATAAACGGTTCTGAAGAATCGGGTATCGATGTTCTTAGAACTAAAATCAAAAACTTTGCATCGACTGTTTCACTCGAAGGTGGACGCAAGTACATTATACTTGATGAGGCAGACTATCTAAATCCACAGTCAACTCAACCAGCCCTGCGTGGGTTCATGGAAGAGTTTCACAAGAACTGTGGATTCATTCTAACTTGTAACTACAAGAATCGTCTGATTGAACCGTTGCACTCTCGATGTAGTGTGGTGGACTTTATTATTCCAAAAGACGATAAACCAAAACTTGCATCTGATTTTTTCAGTCGTGTTAAAATGATTCTATCTGATGAGAACGTGAAGTTTGATCAGAAAGCAGTTGCAGAACTTCTTAATAAATACTTTCCAGATTGGAGAAGAGTATTAAACGAACTTCAAAGGTACTCTGCATCAGGTCAAATTGATGCTGGTATTCTTGTAAATTTATCAGAGGTAAATATCAATGAGCTCATGGAAGCGCTTAAAAAGCAAGAGTTTACAAATGTACGAAAGTGGATTGTCAACAATCTGGACAATGACCCTGTACGCATTTATCGTAGGATCTACGATTCTCTTTATGACCATATTGATAAGTCTACGATCCCTCATGCTGTTGTTATCTTGGCTGAATATTCCTATAAGTCGGCATTTGTCGCAGATCAAGAGATAAATCTTCTTGCGTGTTTTACCGAAATCATGGCTCAGGTGAAATTCAAATGAGCTATGAACTGAAAGAGTATCTAAACTCTATAAACCATAAAAAGAATAATCTCATGGATACCGAAGATGAAATGTGGGAGAAGAAGTATCCAGCATTTATCGTTAACAAGTGTCTTGCACCATTTCCTGATACTATCGGATTGGTAAATGAGATGAACATCCACCATCATTTAGACAACAAACTCCAATTTGACTTTTTACTAAATAGTATCAGACCACGCAAAAGATATACGCCGTGGACAAAAGCAAACAAGGTAAAAGACCTTGAGTATGTGAAAGAGTACTATGGATATAGTAATGCGAAAGCTAGGTCTGCTCTTGAAATACTAAACGATGAACAGATAAAGACTATTAAAAATAGTTTGAATAAAGGTGGAAAAAATGGATAGCATTAACTGGTCACAGGAGCAAATGCTAGAAGTCGGATTAAAGGAACCAGATGACTTTTTGAAAATACGAGAAACCCTTTCTCGAATTGGTGTTGCTTCTAGAAAAGAAAAAAAATTATATCAATCCTGTCATATCCTACATAAACAGGGAAGATATTACATCGTGCATTTTAAAGAACT